GCTGCTATATCTTATCACAGGTACGAAGATGGTAAACCTAAAACAGATTTTGCTGCTAAATGTGATAGAATGAATATTAAACTAAATAACTTTTATAAGAAGTGGGACTGTATTTATTACATAGAAAACCCTAGAGCTATGCTAAGAAAGATGGATTTTATGAAGGGAATGGATAGAACTACTGTAACATATTGTAGCTATGGAGATACTAGGATGAAACCTACGGATATTTTTAGCAATAATATATTTGATATGTTTAATGAGAAAGGATGGAAGCCTAAAGGGATGTGCTGGAATGGAAATAAAAAATGTCAACACGAACCAGCACCAAGAGGAAGCAGAACAGGAACACAAGGATTAAAAGGTAATTACGAACGATCTAAAGTGCCACAAGAACTATGTTACGATATATTAAAAAAAACATTATGCCTAAAAAAAAGAAAAAAATTAAAATCACAGTATCCGACAAACATCGAAAAGCTATGCAATGGTGCTTAAATAATAATATTACAGTCGGAATACTACCAACTATTAAAGGTTTAAAAATTGAAATTAATGATAACGGAAAAAATAAAGAATCTCCTAAAATTTATGACCAGGAGGAGGCGCAACGCAAATGCTGGGAATTATATTTGTACTTTTACGACAAATACTGGAAGGTATAATGAAAAAACTTGTAAACATTGCATCTGTAAAAGAGAATCTAAAAAATCCTAGATTTATAAAAGACGCAAAGTTTAAAAAATTAGTCAAGTCTATTAAGTCTTTTCCTGAGATGTTAGAGAAGCGGCCTATAGTAGTTGATGAAGATATGATAGTTCTTGGCGGAAATATGCGATTAAATGCTTGTAAATCTGCTGGACTGTTTGAGGTTTGGATTGATATAGCTACCGGATGGAGTGAAGAACAAAAAAAGGAATTTATAATAAAAGACAATGTCGGATTTGGCGAGTGGGATTGGGATATATTAGCGAATGAGTGGGATGTAAGCCAAATAGTCGAATGGGGTTTAGATTTGCCTATATATGATTTACCAATTGAGGAAACAGAAGAAAAGGATAATAATAGAGAAACTTGCGAAATGTGCGGAAAATAAATATAAAATATTTTTGGTAATTGAAAAAAAAACATTAGTTTTGTGTAACTATTATTTTAGGGGGTTAATAGTTATTTGTTTTTATCATTATTTGATTAATTAGTTAAACGCTTCAGAAATGGGGCGTTTTTCTATTAAAGAGTTGTCAAGTGCTTTTGATTTTAAGGATTTATTTTAAAATACAAGTTAAACATCAGACGTGGTGGAATAGTGTATAAAGGGAAAAACCCAATAAGCTATTTAATAAACCTCCTAGAAATGGGAGGTTTTTTATGTATTTATATTTTTTTAACTTTACATTTCAAAATATTTAATTTGTTTTATGGTTTAAAACAGATATTTAAGCCGAGTCCCGTTCCAAAAACTGACTCGGTTTTTCTATTTATGATAGTTTGTTTAACTTTGCTTTATGACAAAAAAAATAAACAAAAGTAGACACATAAAAAAAGAATCACTATTAGCAGCATTAGAACAAAGTTTAGGAGTTGCTTCAATAGCTTGTAAATTGGCAGATATACCAAGAAGCACATACTACAAATGGATAAAAGTGGACGATGTTTTTTTAAAGGGAGTTAAAGAAATCGAAAACGTAGCTTTAGACTTTGCAGAAAGCCAATTGCATAAGCAAATTAAAGAGGGCAACACTACTGCAACTATTTTTTATTTAAAGACAAAAGGTAAAAAAAGAGGATACATAGAGCGTAAGGAAGTTGAAATGACTGCCGATATAAGCACGAGTAAACTATCTACAGAAGCACAGAAAAAAATAGACAATATTTTAAATAATGAGTATTAGCGGTATAATTAAACAAAAATGTGAAGATTCGCTTTTGTTTTTTACGCGCTATATTTTTAAAGAAAATACTGGAAAAAAATTTCAAGTAGCAGAATTTCACAAAACACTAGCCGATACGCTTCACAAAGTACATAAAGGCGAAATTAAACGACTTATAATAAATATACCGCCTAGATACGGAAAAACTGAGTTAGCCGTTAAAATGTATATCGCTTGGAGTTTGGCAAAAAACCCATCAGCAAAGTTTATCCATTTATCTTATTCGGATTCGTTGGCACTAGATAATAGCTCAATGACAAAGGAATATATTAACTCGGATGCTTTTACTCGTTTGTGGGATATAAAACTAAAAAAAGACTCTCAAAGTCAAAAAAAATGGTACACAACAGAGGGCGGTGGAGTTTATGCTACCTCTTCAGGTGGTGCAATTACTGGTTTTGGTGCTGGTAGTGGTGGCGCTATTATTATAGACGATCCACTAAAACCGGATGACGCTCTCTCAGACGTTAGGCGCTCTTTTATAAACAACCGATACAATACTACAATACGATCCAGGGTAAACGATAGAGATGTACCAATTATCGTAATTATGCAGCGATTACACGAGGAGGATTTAAGCGGCTATTTGTTAGATGGTGGTAGCGGCGAACAGTGGCATCATTTAAAGCTGTCGGCATTAGATGACGATAATAAAGCCTTATGGCCTAAAAAACATTCGTTTGATGAACTTGAAGCAATACGCCAGGCGGATAGATATACTTTTAGTGGTCAGTACCTACAACTTCCAGCACCTCCTGAAGGTGGAGAGTGGCGAAAGGATTGGTTTAATATTGTTAATCGTGCCGAACTACCTAACGATATTGTTTACGAAATGTATATTGATGGAGCTTACACAAAGGACACGCGCAATGATCCGACTGGAATACAAATAAGCGGTAAAAGTGGCGATAATCTATATATTTTTAAAAGTATAGATAAATACCTAGAGATGCCGGAGTTAAAAAACTTTATAACGTCGTTTGTGCAATCTTGCGGTGTGCCAGTATCTCAAATATTAGTAGAGCCTAAAGCATCCGGTAAATCGTTAGTGCAATTGTTAAGGCGCGAAACGAAATACAATGTTTCAGAACTTACTACAAACTTTGTAAGATACTCTAAAATTGAACGCGCTAGGGCATCCTCGCCATTTATTGAGGGTGGTAGAGTTTATCTAGTTAAAGACAATTGGAACGAAGCATTTTTACAGCAAGTAAGTACATTTCCAAACGCTAAACACGACGAGCATATCGACTGTACATCATACGCGATTGAGCGAAACTTAATAAATAATTTCTTTGTTGTTTAAATTTTGTATTTTTACGAAAATTTACTTACTTAAAATATGGCATCTTTTTTCGATAGATTCAAGCGTTTAAACAAAAATCAAAATACTAACGAGGAATACAACAAAGCTATTTATAGCTTTATAGGTAATTCAATTGTTTGGAATGCTGAAAACGACGATTCTTATATTACTGAGGGATATAGAAAAAACGCGACAATTTATTCTATAATAAATCTAATAACTAAGGCCGCGACAACAATTCCGATACAAGTATATGAAAAGACAAACGACAACGATTATAAAAGGTATAAAGCGCTAACGTCAGGATTTATGGATTCAGCATCTATAAGAAAAGCGGCAATGTTGCAAAAGAGTTCATTGATAGAATTGCAAAATACTGAGTTACATAAATTATTAGAACGACCAAATCCAGCACAATCTTACAGCTCCTGGCTTACTGAAATTATCGCATTCGGTAAATTAACCGGTAATAGGTATATCTATGGTATTGGGCCGGAAACTGGAGATAATTTAGGAAAGTTTAGCGAGTTGTATGTGATGCCTAGTCAAAATATGGAGATTATATCTAACGGATTAATGAATCCGGTATCACAGTATAAATTAGATTATAACGGCACAAAGTATATTGATGCTTCTGAGATTTGCCACATAAAAGACTTTAACCCATACTATGACGGAACTGGATCACATTTATACGGACAATCGCCATTACGCGCCGGTTTACGCTCACTAACTACAAACAACGAAGCGGTACAAACTGGAGTAAAATACTTACAAAACCAAACGGCTAGAGGTTTGTTGATGTCTGAAGAGGGCAACTTAAATGAAGTACAAGCAAAGCAATTAAAAGACAAATTTAGGAGACAGCACCAAGGTTCGGACAAGGCCGGAGATATTATAATAACGCCGAATAAAATGTCGTGGGTAAATTTTGGTTTAAATGCTGCCGACGTATCTTTAATAGAGCAATACAACGCATCTATTAAAGATTTATGTAATATTTACAATGTACCAGTACAATTGTTAAATAATACAGATTCAAGCTCATACAATAACCAAAAAGAAGCAAAAAAGGCGTTATATCAAAACGTTGTAATTCCTGAGCTAATTAAAATTAAAGACGAGCTGAACAGATGGCTAGTTCCCAAATATGGAGACAATTTATGTATAGAGTTTGATTTTTCTGTTATTCCTGAATTACAAGAAGAAACAGAGAAAGTTGTAGAGCAGTTATCTAAAGCCTGGTGGATTACGCCAAACGAAAAAAGGGCCGCAATGAACTACGGAAAGGATGAAGAAAACACAACATTAGACGATTATTTTATACCAGCCAATCTAATACCTACCAATCCGACCGATATAGATATACCTATTGATCCGATTGATGTAGATATTGATAAATTACTTAAGCAAAAAGGCAAATAATTGAAATTAGACCGCGACAATTGGCAGATGGCTTTTCAGAGTGAGCTTAAAAAAGCCGAAAAAAAGCAATTAGCTAAAGTAAAAAGATACTACAAAGATCAGTATTTTAAAGGCGTTAATTATTTTTTATCTGACGGACAGACTACTTTTCAACTATTATTTTATACCGGCGATATAATTAAAATATATCGTGATTTATACGAGGATATTGGTTTGCAATTTGCGAAATGGTATGCAAAAGGATTTGA